ATCCATAGGCTCAGGGTTACCAAGCATTTGGGTTAGGTGATAAGAATCAACATGTGAACTTGCTTTGTAGCTTGTATCACGTAGGAAAATCCCATTATTTAAAACTGGAGTTGCCATAATTTTGATTGTTTTTGTTGTTAATAATTAATTTACTGTTTATATTTAATTTACTTCTAATTAAATTCGTTTAAATATGTTGGTTGGTCTTTGAATCTTTCTTTTTGAACTTCTTTTTGTATTCTCTTTTTCAGCTTCATTTACTCCTAATGACGCACCTCCTACATTTGATTGTTCACTTTTTAATTTTCTAACCGTTTTCTCAACACTTCTTTGTGCACCTTTATCCATTATCTTAGCTTTATATCCTGATGGATCTTGTAATAGCCACAGTGCTTCAGATATTAATGAATAATTTGGTTCAACAAATTGATATTTTTCAAGCAGGTGTCCTAATAGATTAGTATTACGCCCACTTACTGATGGGTAATTTGGTTGAACTAAGCCATTATATAACATAGCTTGAGTCTTTCTATCTACTTTAAGATCACCTAATTTACCTTCTTTTAATGTTTCATATACATTTTTCATGTATGCTTGAGATGCATTTTCTTGTTGCTTCTTCTTAAGCTCTTGCTCTTGAAGTTTTTGTGCAACAACCTTTTCCTGCATCTTATCTAATTTTGGTTTAAACTTATTAGCCTGTGTTTCAAGCTTACCTAAGTCTTTCCAAATTTCTATTTCTTCTTGAATGTCTTCAGCAGTACCATATCCAGTAGCACTTAAGTATTCAGTAATGATTCTCTCCTGTCCTTGAACTGATTTAGAATCTATAGTTTTTGTTTCTTCTACTTGACCAAGAGTAGTAAATAATCCTTTTAGATCTTTACCTCCATCAGCAACATATTTTGCAGCTATTTGAAGTTCTTGTGGTAGACTGTTGAAAAATTGTTTTGGTGTTTCACTTCTTACTTGTCTAGCTTTTTCATCTAAATTAGCTTGAATTAACTCTTCCCAATCTTTAGCAGAGTAATCTGCAAGTTCTTTATCATCATCAAAAGGTACAATCTTGTCCTCTTTAATCAACTTACTAAATACATCTGAGATACCATCAATTGATTTTCTACCTCTTTTTTCTTTAGTATCTTCTTCTTCAGTTAGTTCTTCAGAACCTAATTCACCAAAGATTTCTTCTACATCATCCTTAGAAGTTTCTTTTTCTTCTACTGTTTCATCAGATACATTTTCAGTTTCTGATTCTTCTTTTTCCTCTGATTTAGCTAAAACATCTGTAGCATCATCTTTATCAGGATCAGCAAAACTCATATCAGCTTTTTCATTTAATCCAGAAAAAATATTTTTTGCTTGAGACTTATTATCCTGAATCATATCAGCACCACTTGGAGCAGCGTTGAATATTTCATCTAAATTTACTTCTACGTTTTGTTCTACCTTACTTTTCACAGGCTTTGTTTCTGTTATTGTACTCATAATATTTGTTGGTTTTAATATTAATACTTCTTACATATATAATATAGGAAATCTTTTAGAATATATTAGCAAGTTAAACTTAAAAAATTTTAATAAAAGTGAAAGTTTTTTGCAGTATATAGCTAACGCTTACTTTTTATCCTTTGGATTTTTAATATCATACTTGTTTTTGTTCTCTTTTGCAATTTGAAGTTTAGTGTCAGCAATTTGTCTTGAAGCAGCAATCTTTTCTCTTTCAACAGTCAATCTATTATTCTCTTGTGCTGATTTAGTAGCACTCTCTTGACGTTTAAAATTCATCTGTTCTCTATACTGTGTGGTTTCTTTAATATCCTTCATAGCATCTTGATAATCAGATTGTTTATTTTCATTTATATCAACCATAGATCCATATCCTGCTGATCTAATTTCTGCTAATAGGACATCATTTTTCCTATCTTTATCATTCTCAGTCATTTCAACTTGTAGCTTTTGTTGCTCTTCTTGAGCTTTAGCTTGAAGTTGTTGTTCCTGCATTTGACGTTGCTGCTGCATATCTTGTTCTCTTTGTTTCTGAATTCTAGTTTCAGAATCTTTTAAGATATCAGATACTTCTGCAATTGAGTCCGCTTTAACTATATTTCCTAATTCATATATACTTGCACCTGAAGTATTATTTGTTAGGGCCATTTGCTTTAAGTTTTCTAAGATTGCTCTATGATTAGTCTTAGTTGTTGCAAATACATTAAAGTCTCTAAGTAATAAATCTGTTCCGTTAATTGTAAAATTAACTTTCTCAGCCTCTGTAGAAATATATTGTAACCTAATACTAGGATTAGTGCTATAATAATATTGAGCTAAGTCTGTTCTCATTTGATGTATACGTGGCATCAAGTGATCTGAGTGTTGTACAAAATACATTTCTGTTTGAGCATATGATTGTTGCATAGCTTGTACTACACCAGTTGCCGTTTGAGCTGATACAGCTCCTCCTAAACGTTGTGGGTTGATTCCTATAGCATCAGAACATTGTTGTTTAAAGTAATTAGCTAATTGAATCCTTGACATTAATCTACTAGTTTGCTCCATATTTAGAGTCTGGTAGTGATTGAAGTTGGTGGCATTCTCAGTATTAGTAATTGAAGTATCTAATGGTAGCATTTGAAAATCTTTCATTGCTACATATGCTTTGGCATAATTGTTTTTGCCCCAATCCTCACCCATAGAATGACGTGGTAAAGCATTTTGATCAAACATTATTACTGTTCCTAATTCATCTATCAGAATGTCTGCAATTTGATTATTAACCATATTGTACCCAACTTGATACGCTTTCATTAGATCAACTAATGAAGTAGATCTAGTATTTCTATCAGAAAATACTCTACCTTCTACAGGTAATTTACATCCATATAAAGAAGTCTCCCCTTTAAATTGAAATGGTAATCTACCTGGTTTAGTTCTATTAATACCTATATATATTGGATTGATGTTATCTCCCATTGTGGATTGCCACATTGCAGGTAAGTTTGGTCCAATTTTTACACCACCCCAAACTTCATTAATCCAAATCCAGTCAATATGTTCTCCTTCTAATAATGTCTCTTTATTTTTTTGTTTAAATATTGATGTATCATAAACAGCTTTCTTTGTCTTCTTAAATGTTTCATCAATAATTTCTTGAGTTACTTCACCATCATCTTCAATCTTAGTTAAGTGCCCAACTTTTCTTTGTGTCTTCCAATAGATTGTAGCAACTCTCATTAAATTGCCTTCTCCCCACATAGATACATCTTCATTTTCATCTAGTATCTCACTTAAAATATCACCACCATTAGCTGGATCATTGTGATAGTTACTAGTAAATTGTCTGTATGCTAAACCAGGTGCATTGGTATTCCATTCATGAGATCTTGTAGCATCATAATAGGCTCCGTCATTTTGGTAACCATTTACTTGATACTGTGCTGATCTAGCAGGATATATCTTTTGTAAAGATTCTAATTGTTTACTATCCATTAGATATCCGTATCTGTCTACTACATCTGACACAGTCATTAGATCAACTTTACCTGCGTAATTTGAATCAGCAATATATCTTTGATCTGGAGATTTTTGATAGAAAGTTAATACTGGATTCCAAAGTTCAATGTCATAGTCATCTTCTAACATACGGAAATGCCAGAATTCTCTATCTGCTATAAGCATATCTCTAAATCCTCTTTCTTCAAGTTCTTGCATATGAAATCTTTCTTCATCTACTGCAAGTTGATGTGATGCCCATTCCTCTACCATACTTCTATAAGACTTACTAAAGAAGTCTTCTATTTGTGGTAAAGATTTTAATCCCTCTGGTGATAATTGTTGTTGTGCTTCTTCAGATCCTGGGTCCATACCCATTTCAATCATCTTTCTAACTAGATTAGCTTCTGCATCTGATAAAAGAGCTTCTTCTATTTGTACTTTCTTTTGATCTAACATCTCATTGTAAGATGCATCATCAACTGCTCTAAATTGTACTTTAGAATATCTCTTTGCAAACTCTCCTGTTAATACATTTATAACATTAGGAACAATAGGATAAAACTTTAATTCTAATGCAGATTCATTTTCAGTTGTAAGAGTATCCATTAAATCTTTATACTCATTATCTGGTTCAACTATATAATCTGTTTTATCAATTATACCTTTAGCAAGTTTGTAATTTTTTAATAGTCTTCTAGAATTAACACGCAAAAATTCTATTCCTTGTAATTCTAACCAGTCAAGATTCCAAGCAGCCCAGTCATCAGTTTTTTCTTTATAAGGTAAGAACTGAACCGGCTGTGTTAAGCTTGAAAATGTAGGCCCGCCTTCAGCTTTGGCCCCATTCTTCATTTGCATTGCGTTTAATACTCTCATACCTGTCTATTCTATTTTATATTCTTGAATCCTGATCTTCTAGTTTTAGAACCACCTAATGTCCTATTACGTCCTATATTTCTAAAAGGACCATTATACTTTAATTTACTCAATTTTTCTGAATTATCCAAGGAATTACCTTCTGATTCCCGTCTCTTTGTATATCCTCTATTTGATTGTTGAATTTTTACAAATGCAACTAATGCACCAAATGCTACAAGTCTATCCACGTTTAATCCAGGATAATATGCTAACATTTCTTTTAATAACATTGGATCAGGTATTCTTGATATACCTAATGTTTGTGACATTACATTTCCTTCAGTATCAGTTTCTTCATCAATTACTTCTCTTAGAAATTCTATTGCATATGAAATTAAATGGCTTTTAAATAATGTACCTGTATTCTTCCAACCATATTCTTGATATACAGTTCTATTAGAACCAAGATCTTTTAAGAATAATATTTGTTGTTTTGGAACTAAATATCTTTGCTTTCTTCTAGCAATCATGTGCTGAATAAAAAGGGATATATTATTCTCAACAAGTGTCCAAGCATTATACCATTCTATAATTAACTCAAGCCTCTCATGCGTTTTATTTATATCATCAAATCTACCACACCATGCTGCAACTACTTTATCCTTTTCAATAAATTGCTCTACATCACCACCAGGTAATTCTCTAGTAACTTCTACTGCGTTTTTATAAACAAAAATACTACACAAAGAATCAGATGTTGTGGTTTTACCTTCTGACACAGGGTCAATAGAAGCATAATACATTCCAAATGATGGTTTAGGTACTGGTCTTTCCCAAACAACTATTGTACCTGTTTTATCTACTTCTTTTTTTCTAACTGGAAAAGTTGAGATAGGTAATTTTTTAGTGCGTTTAGCTATTACACCTGTCTCATCTCTATCAAGAGCAATAAGTTCATATGAATATTCTTTTTCCTCTATCCTCTTAACTTGCTTGCTTAGTATACCTTGAGGGAATACAGATTCTTTTCTGTATGCAAATGCCTCAGCAATATTAAGTGGTTTTTGAGAAATCCTTAGTTGAAATTGTTCTCCACTTAATTCATTCTTCCATCTATCTCTTTCAATATTAATTGCTTGTACAGCCTCTTCTATTTGTGAGTTACCATAATTATCAATGAAAGGTGGCATAGACCACTGCTCTGGAATAAATAATCCTGCCATAGCAATAGTACCATCAGCATCCATTAAGTTAGTTTCTACGGCATATATATCATTTGCACCAGGATTAAGAATCATATCCTTTAATGGTCCACACTGTTCCAGATCACCAACTGATCCAGCTGCTATAAACTGTCCTGTTGTCATCATTCCAGAAGACATAGCTGGACGTAGGTACTCATATGTCTGCATCATATTTTTTGCAATACCTGCCTCCTCATGAAAGAAATATGTACATGGACCCCCTACCCCAGTAGTAGCATTCTTTTCAAATGAAGCACCTTGAATCTTTGATTTAAGCCCTCTAGAGGTTTTTCTGTTATTTATTTTAACTTCAATCTGTTGTTGCCACAATAATACTTTTTCTGGGTTACTAGGTCTGTACCATGCAGTATGTTCATTAAGAAAAGTTTTATATTCTTCTAAAAACTTCCATGAACCTTTATCATTTATATAATCTTTTAAAGATGCACCAATCTTACAAATTGATCCTTCTTCAAACCAGTATTGATTTATAATCTTCCCCATATGAAAATATGATGAAGCTATCTGACGTTTCTTTAATATAGCTGCGTGTTGATTATTTAACTCTGCAATGATTTCATATAAAGCCATATGATACTGAGCATCTCTTACTTTTGCAAAGCCATATTTTTTTTCTTCCTTATCAAAGATTGGTAAGAAGTTTAACCACATATAATAATCCCTTGTAAGGTACCATTCTAGCCCTTTATCTTTATATATGACTCCTACTCTACATTTAATTTTTTGATCATCCCAGTAAGCTATAAAGTCCTTTGATCTAAATGGACTATTACAATAGAAACTTTGTTCATTAAAAATTCTGGCTTGCTCATTAAACTTTAATGCAGTTTCATTAAAATTATATGCACCTGGTTCTTTAAATATAGATTCAAGATATTCTCTAAATTTTAAATCAGTGTCAAATTCAGTTGTTGACCATGAACCATTCTCATATGTAGGTATAACTCTACTCATCCACTAAAATGGCAAAGACATCACCTTCTTGTATAAGTAAATGTTCTATGCCATCATGCATCATTGGAGTAGGTAAACAATGATCAGTGTATTGAACCATATCTCCTATGTTCATTTCATCTACATCTTTCCCTTTACCTACAATTGTTCCTTTGTACTCTATTTTTCTAGCTACTTCTGGAATATAAATTCCACCTTTACTTAATTCTTCTTGTTTTTTTGGTTTTATTAGAAGTTTCTTTCCTACTGGTATTACTTTTTGTGCCATTTTCTTTTGTTTTTGGTTTATCATTATTAAAAGTTGGTTCATCCCAGTAGCAAAAATGCCATGAGGATTTTTTACTACTCATTTAGAGTTGATCATAAGATAATCCAGCACCACCACGTACTGAGCTTTCTTGTTCTTGTTGCATATCTGTAAATGCACCTTTATATGACTGTCTTATTTGCTCAAATTTAGCAGCAGCATTTATCATAGAGTTCATATTACCATCTCTACCATGCTCTATAGGGGTAACCTCCATATACCTTGCTAATCTATCTAACATAGCTTTAATACCCACGTAAGCCCTATATGTAGGCGTTTCATACATTTGTTTACACATATCCATTGCATATCTGATTTTACCGTCTTCTGGTGATTCCTCTAATCCTATTTCTTCTATAATTATATCTTCTTTCTCATGTTCTGGAAGATTAAAGAAAGGATTTAAATCAGGATTAGGACAAGACATATAAAATAAATACTGATATACTTGCATATGTGTCTCAGGATATTCATCCATTATTTTTTTTAAAAATGGTAATGAATAACAATGTTCTGTTACCACCACTTTACTGTTTTGTATATCAAATAATCTTATTACCATATTTTATATATTTAAGATGAACAAGAACATCCTGAATCATATAGATCATTTTCATCTACACTATTCATTAATGCTTTAATTTCATTATAAGAATTTGATACAATTACTGGTATAGGCATGTTTTTTATATAAATCATTCTACGTCCATTTATAAATGTAGCAGAGTTAGCATCCCATAGTTTAGCAACAGATATAATATCACTTTTATTTAAAAAGATATCTGTCTTTGATTCATAAAGTGTTTTAAAATATGGTGTGCCATTAGCATCAGTTTCTTGTACTTGATTTGGTTGTACCTGTGTTAATGTAATGTAATTGTTTTTGTATAAGGGAATTCTATTTACTGCCATAATCTTTTATTTTATTTGTTATCTTTTAACCACATTATAATTGAGTTTACCTCATCCTTTAAATATGGTAATTCATATATCTTTACTTCTTCTAGAACTGGTTCTCCATTGACGTGTTCATTTATTGGATATCCATTAGTATCTTCCCCTACTTGTTTAAACTTTACATGTTGTATTGTTAATTTACCTACTTTAAGTTTAGGGTTGTGCTTCTTAATAATATACGCATAAATACTGAGCTGTAGATTATAATGATTAATATTACAATCATCCAAATGATTAACAGGCTTGTACATTTTGTTAGTTATACCTTCCCAATTTGTAAATCCTTTTTCTTTTATTTCTTTATTTGTTTTATAATCATTAATATTTATGTATCCATTTACTATCTCAACAACATCTGCTTGACCACATAACCCCACTGATTTTAAATATACTAAGTGTTCAGGGTATACACCATCTACCAGTTTCTGTTTAGGAGCAAATTTAATACCATCTTCATCTATAATGGGTTTTATAATTGGTACTTCAACACCATGACGGCCTATTGTATTTAACTCCATCATATCTGCTTCTCTTTGATTATGATAAAAGTTTCCTAATTTAATAGCTCTTTCTGTCTCACCATCCCATGCAGCTATAATTTCTTTAGGGGTCATATTATACCACTTAGATCTTTTATTCTTAGATGATTTTTTAGCTTGCCCGTCTCTGTCAAACTTAGGTTTAAACTTTGCTATAAATGATGTTACACTAAGCCAGTTTATTTTCTTTTCATCTGTACTTTCATACACATGACCTTCTTCTATAAATTTTAGTCCCATAGTTATGCTATTGATGTATACCAATAACCAGTTTGATCACCAGTTTTTATTGTAGTAGTTTGATTATTGTATACGTAATTAATTAATATTCCCATTTGATTCTATTTGTTTATTTATTATTTCTTCTTCTTCTTCATTTGTATAAGAGTCCCAATAACCCTTTGGACACTCAGATGATAGTGATCTTACTTTAAATGCTAAAGAACAGCCACACTCACTACAGCATGGTTGAGTACCTGGTGCTAAACAATCCGTTCCTTTAGCATCAAATAATCCACATTTTATACATATCTGAAATCTATCAGTAGCAACAGCTTCAACATGTTCTTTTTTAAATATATTATTTTTAATGCCATCAGCTATTTTATCAGCATTTTTAAATATATCTAAATATTTAGACCACTTTGTTTTTGACATTTTTAAATTTTTTTTTATTACGTATATCTTCTTCTAATTGAAACATAGCCTTTTCCATTTGTACAATATTAATATGGATATCTTCACTCTTTGCAAAACCATTATAAGTTCTCTTTGCTATATTACCTAATAAACTTTTATTCTTTAGTATAGCCTTGTCTAACTTATTTTTTCTTAAATAAAACGTTCCTATTCCCTCTACATTTATTCTAGGAAATGAAAGGTTAGAAAGATTTTCTCTTACTTTCTTATAATAAAAAGAAATAAAATCATCTACTACAGTAGGATGTACACCTACCTCATCAGCAATTCCTTTTTTAAAATCTTTATGACTCTTTGGTTTCACGTCCCAATATTTTATAATCCAGTAATACTAACCCCTCTGACTGAACGTTAATATCTGGATTTAATGATATAGTCTTTTTGTTATGTCCTTTCTTAACAAGTAAGTTCTTTTTTTCAGCTTTTGTTATTGCATTTCTTGCTGATTGAGAACTTTTAAATATACCTTTAGCTACTGCACTTTCACAGAATTTAGTCAATTCAATTCCTTGCATTTTAGATAGCTCTGTCAAAAATTTTAAATCTGAATTACTTATTAGTGTATCATTAAAAAAACAATAAGTAACTATTTGATACTTAATTGATTTATTTAAATCTACTTGATGTTTTAATTCTACTTTACTTACTATAGCCATAATTATAAACTCATTATCATATCAACAAAGTCTGGATCAGGATAACAATCCCATTTAGACTTTCTTACATTGGTATGTGTTAATAAACCTTTTACTCTACCATAGAATGCGTCTTCTTGAAATTCAAATCCTTTTGAAGGACCATATTTCTTTATATATTGTTTAAGACCTAATCTAATATCTACTTCATCTCTTTCACCAACAAATCTGATCCACTTTTCAGTTTCTTTAATTTGTGCTTCTGAATATTTGTGCCAATATAGCTTACCTTTAAAATGTTCAGGTAACTCACGTACTTGATCTGGGTGGCATTTTGATCCAACATATGTTTTGTAGTCATCATCTAAATATCCCATACTACATATTTCTAGACCAACAGAATGTCTGTTCATAAAACCAGAACCAGTTCTTCCTAAATGCCATCCTTGTGCACCTGTAGGAAATGCTTGTACCATTACACCATCAAATTCATCATCACCATTTCTATGATTTTGTCCACCTAATACAAACTCAGTTGCAATACGTCCACGTGTATCTCTTCCCCAATGATCTATACATCTGTAAGGATTAGCATTACCTGCTGTATGATGTAACATAATATAATCATTTTTGATTGGACCTTTTAGATATTCATCCTTTGGTAAATAATGTTTATGTATAATTTGATCATAGCTTGTTGTAAAATATTGAGATACAGAATCAGTGTCTTCATCAATTGATGTGTCACCATCATACTTCATGTTCAGTACTAATACCCACATGTTTGCATCAACAACTCCAGTTATCATTAAATTTTTATCTAACTGAAATTTTTCTACAGCTTTTTCTGTCATAGGACCAAAAGCCCCATCTACACTAATACCTAATGCTTTTTGTAATGTTTTTACGTCAGATCCTCTGCTACCTAATTTAACTTGTTTCATTAGACATGGCTTTTGACATTGCTTCTTGAAAATCTTTCCCTTCTTTTGAATTTGGATCTGGGACACCTTCACCTTTTTGTGCAGCATATTGTTGAGCCATATACATTTGTGCTTGCATACGTTCTGCTCTAGCTTTTTCAATAGCAGCTAATAATGTTTCATAATCAGCTTGTACTTCTAAATGAGGAATGTTGTCTTTGTAGAATGTAGTTATTTCTTCTCTACGTTCAGACATCTCTTTTTTAGACATCTCTTTTTGAGGATCTTTGTTTTGAAGTTCCGGATTGGTTTTTGAATTTGACATTATAATGTTTTTAGTGTTAATAAAAACAAAAGTAATAAAAATAGTTTAAATAAAAAAAGTTTAATGATTTATTTTAAGATGTTTGATTACGCCTAAGTAAGTCTATTAAAATCTTGGCATCCGAAAAGTGCCATATTTTAATTGAGTATCCTGGATCTATTATAAACCATCCACCTTCTTCTTCTGCCTCATCATTGCCACATGAATGAAATATTAGATCACCAAACTCAATTGTATAATAATAATAATTTTCTGGAAAGTCATTATCTTCATCATGCCCAAGTTTAGTAAACCCTAATTCTTTTAATTGTGCTACCGTCATAATCTACCATTTTACTTTATCTGCCCAATAAGCTGCAGACATCTTACCTTTCTTAATATTTTTTCCATGTCTAGCTTTAAAGGATTTTCTTTTAGCTTTCATTTTAGCTGACTCACCTGATTTAGGTTTACCAGCTGTACTAGCACCTTGCTCACCAAATCTAATAGTCTTTACTTTGTCACCCACCTTAGCAACAACTACGTGTGATTTTTTAGGGTGGGACGGAGTTCTCTTAGGTTTATTAAA